TATAATAAGTAAATTTGAAAATGTACTAGAAAATAAATTAAATGTCACTCCAGAAGAAGCATTTAATTTGCATATAAATAAAATAAAAATATTAGAACAATTTAAAAATCCAGAAAATGATTTTTGGAAAGAATATAAAAAATTAGATCATTCTAGTTTAGGAATACCTGAAGATATTTATGAACCATATAAAGAAATATGGGATACTAAAACGTGGTATGATATACTGGGATTCAAAGATAAATATATTTCTTTGGAAAATTTCAAAAAAAATTTTTGTAAAAAATATCCGGGTGTTGAAAAAATAAATAAGTCTATTTATAAAAAAGTAAAAAAAGAATTTAATTTGCCTAGTTATCCATTTGAATATTATCGCACTGAAAATATTAATGATTATTGTGATTTAATTTGAATATAGATATAAAAATTGAATTAATTATTATTTTATAATAAAAAAATGAAAATAATGGATTCTTTACAATGGCAATCATTTTTAAAACAATGTTTAGATATATTAAGAAATGGAGACTCTAAATATGATGGATTAAAAGCAATTAATGAATTTATTACATTAATTACATTAAAATTAGTAGAACATAGAATATGTGAAATTGATAATGAATTAGATTCTGATGATGATAAAATTAGAATTGGTTTAGATTGTAAATTTACAAATTTATATGATAATTATTGTAATTATGACTCAACAAAAATAGATGATAAATTAAATAAAGCTAAAAAATTATTTGATCTATTATATAATCATGAAAGGATGTGGGATGTAGAAGACACATTAGATAATGAATTAAATCATGTTAGTCAGGTTAAAAAAAGAAATAATAAGTTAGAATGTGTTATTCATAGATTTAATAAATATACTAAAGAATTAAATAAATTAACTGATAATATTATAGATGTTAAAACATTAACATCATTTACTAAAGAACATAAACTTGATGTTCAAAAATTAGTAACAAAAATTCAAGAAACTTTTGGTGATATTGATATTGAAAATTTTACTTATGATGCTTTTGGAGATGCATATGAAAAAATGATAACTGATGAATTAGGTAATGGATCAAAAAGAAATGGACAATATTTTACAAAAAGAGATTTAATTAAATATATCATTAATGAATTAAATATAAAAGATACAGATATTTGTTATGATCCTGCATGCGGAACTGGTGGATTTTTATTAGGTTTCGCATCTAAATTTAAAAATAATAAAAATTTTATCAAAAATAATATTTATGGTCAAGAATATTTGTATGAAGTTTATAAAACATTAAATTTTAATATATTAGCAAATAAATATGATAAAGCATTAAAAAATATTTCAAATGATGATTCTATCAGTAATGAATATTATCACAAAAAAATAAAAAATAAATTTGATATTGTTGGTGCAAATCCTCCATTTGGATTATCCATTGAAACATGTCCAAAAGAATATCCAATTAAAGTAAAAAATTCAGTTGCATTATTTTTACAACATATTTATTTTTCATTAAAAGATGATGGACGTGCAGGTATAATAATTGATAGAGGTATTTTAAATAATGGAACTGATAAAAAAAATGCATGGGAAAGTAAATTAAGAAAATTTTTATTGGAAAAAACAAGCATAACTAAAATTATTAATTTACCAACTGGTATTTTTAAACATACAAATTTTGCAACATCGGTTATATTTTTTACAAAAGGATTACAAACAACAAAAATTAAATATATTGAAGGATATTATAAAGATGAAGATAAAGGAAAAGGTGATAAAATAATGTATTTATATGAAGAAAAAATATTAAGTATTAATGAAATTAAAAATAAAAATTATAGTTTAAAATATGATGACTATTTTAAAGTTGTAGAAAATAAACAAAATACATCAGGATGGATTAAATTAGGAGATGTATGTGAATTAAAAAGAGGTAAAATATTAACAATTAATCAAATAAAAGAAGGACTATATCCAGTTATTAGTGGTGGACAAAAACCAATGGGTTTTCATAATGAATATAATAGAAATGAAAATACAATATTAATGTCACAATCAGGATCATATGCTGGATATTTAAGTAAATATTTAGATAAAGTATATGCTTCTGACTGTTTTAGTATAGAACCATTAAATAACAAAATTAATAAAAATTATTTATGGTATTATTTAAAATGTAATCAAGAAAGTATATATAAATTACAACATGGTAATGGACAACCACATATAAATACAAATGATATGATGACTTTTTTAATACCTAATTTATCTATTGAACATCAAGAAGAAATAATTAAATTTTTAGATGAAATATATGAAACTGCTAAAATAGAAGATACAATTAAATATTTAAAAGACAAACCAATATTTAATCTGTTAATTGATAAAAATTATGATGGTTTCAAAAATATAATCTTTTTCCAAGAAAATATTCCTAAACTTATTTATGAATTAGAAAATATTCCTAAACTTATTTATGAATTAGAAAATATTCCTAAAAAGAAAATTTTACAAATTCAATCTATTTTTAAATTATATTGTAATGATGTAGAAAGGGTTAAAAAATTAGGTGATATATGTGAAATTAAATTTGGAACTAGAATAACTAAAGGAAAAAATGAAATTAATAAAGATATTCCAAATGCATATCCAGTTTATGGTGGTGGTGATATTACTTTTTATACTGATAGTTATAATAGAGAAGGTGAAAATATTATAATATCGCGATTCGGTGTCAGTCCAAAATGTGTAAGAATTATAAATGATAAAATATTTTTAAATGATTCTGGAATGAGTATACATATATTAAATGAAAAAATAACAAATAAAAATTATATTAAATATTATTTATATTTTAATCAATTAAATATTTATAATAATTATGCATCAGGAAATGCACAAAAAAATATGGAAACTGAAAAACTAAAAAAAGAATTTGAAATACCAATTCCATCAATTAAAAAACAAGAAGAAATAGTCAATAAAATTGAAGAATTAGAGAAAGAAACTTCACATTATAATCAATATGCAAAAATATTACAAACTGAATTAAATAATATAAATGAAATTATTAGTATAATGACTATTAAAAGTAAAAATGATAGTGAACAAATAAATAAATTAGAAGAATTAGAAAATATTGAAGAAAATATAGATATTATTAGTAATAATAGTGATAATCAATCTGAAGAAAATAATAATGAACAATTTATTGAATATAAAAATAAAACATATATTTTAGAAAATGATAAAATTTATAAAATAAATGAAAATGGTTATAAAGCTGAACAATATGGAAATTTAATAAATGGTAAAGTTAAAAAAATAAAATCTGATAAGGAAATTAGTATTTAATAGTTCCGCCTTCTTGATTAGTTTTATTAATTTTAGTAAAATATTTTTTATATTTTTGTGTTAATTCTGCACAATCTCTTATAATATTTTTAAGAATATTTATATCAATTTCATAAAAATCTTTTCTTTTTTTATATTAATTATTTTGCAATAATTTCAATATTTATTAGTTAGTCAATAATATTATTTTTATCAATGTCATAAATATTATAAAAATCATCAATAAAATTATTATTTTTCTATAAATATTTATTCTTCGGCTTAACCCCATATGTAATTTCAATATAAACTGTGATAAAACAGTTATATATTGAATCTTTATGTGGCACATATGAAGCCACGTCTTTACAGACTATTTATAATTTCCCATCCAATTTTTTATCAAAATATTTCTACTGCCATTTATATCTCTATTTATTTTTAAGTTACAGTAAGAACATATTTTTATTCTATTAATATATTTATCACTTAAATGTCCACATCTACTACAACATTTTGATGTGTATTCTTCAGTTACTATTTTTATATCACAACCATATTCTTTTCCTTTATTTAAGAGGTGTTGTTTGAATTTATAGTGACTTAAACTATTTAAAACAAATTTAATGCTTTTACATAAATTTACTTTTTTAGTTAATTTACGATATTGTATTTTTTGATTTTCTTTTGGTAATATTTTTATATTTTTTATTTGATTTTTAATGAAAGCTTTCCCTATCATATTTGAAGTTTCAAATTTAGGCAGTAATATTTGTTTGTAATTTTTTACTAAATATAAAGCTGTTTTATTGTGAAGCTCTTTCACTAAATATTTTATTTTTAAGTAATAATTTTTAAAACGTTTTATTAATCTTGATTTATTTTTTATTCTTTTATTTTTTATGTTTTTATTTTTTTTTATTTTACTTTGTATTTTTTTTATTTTTGATTGATATTTTAATATTTTATTTCTTATGTCATATCCAATCATTCCACAATCATTAAATGAATAATAAGACATAAATATTTTTTCTCCTGGATCAAGTGCAACTGTTTCTTTCCTATTGATTATATTTTTTATATCTATATACATTGGACATTTAATAAAATATTTATTTGAATGTTTATCAAATATTAATCTACAATCACATTGTATTAATGTTGTATCTATTTTTTCAAAACCTTTTATATGTCCATTCAATAATTTTGGAAAAAATCCATTTTTATTAATTGATTTTGTTGGAATTAAAATAGAACGCCCGCGATATCTGTTTTTTGGTTTACATTTAAAAAATTTAATATTGCCATTTTTTAAATTTGTTTTACATGATTCTACATTAGAACAATATGATCTAACTTCATCAGTTAATACATCATATGGTGCTAGTTTATTTTTATTTTTATATAAATCTTTAAAAACTTCTAATTTACTTTTTTTATAATTTAAATCAAAATATTCATTTTTTTCTTTTTTTTGTTCATCTAATTTTATACAATAATTATATACATTATCACATTCATCAAACCAATTATGTATAATTTCTATTTGTTGTTTATTAGGAAATACCTCAAAAGTAAAAGCTTTTATTATTTTTCCATGATTATTTATTTTTTTAGCACCTTTAGTAATTTCACATTTAATAGATTTTTCATTACATTTATTATCAATTAATTCTTTTACTTTTAAATTTATTTTTTCTGTTATTTTATTTTTTTCTTCAATAATATCTATTGGTTTTTTAATTATTTTAAATTCATCAAAAATATGAGTATTACTTTTATAATGTTTTATGTCATTAAAAAATTCTTTATTATTTTCAATATAATTAACATCATAAAAAGGAAGTTTTCTTGAAATATTTTCTTCATTTTTATTAAACCATATACATTTCCATTTAAAAATTATTTCCTTAAATTGTTTTTTAAAATTAGAATCAACTAATAATTTATAAAACATATTACCATTATTATATTCTAAATCATATTTTAATAAATCTTCTAATAAATTTAAAGATATTTCATCTTGATTAAATTTAAATACATCACCATTCATATAAATTATTATATAAATTTGTCTTTATATTGTTTCAATAAATTATAAATAATATATAAAATGAATAACAATTATGTTCCAAGAAGAAAAGTTGTTGAAGTATTAGGTATACATTATCAAACAGTAGCGAATTTAGTTAAAAGAAATGAAATAGAAATAATCAAAATAGGAAAAAAATTTGGATATAATTTAAATAAATATATTAAAGATAACAATATAATAATAAATCAAAAAAAATCAATATGTTATTGTCGCGTATCAAGTCGAAAACAAAAAGAAGATTTACAAAGACAAATAAATGTTATAAAAGAAAAATATCCAAATCATATCAGATATAGCAAGTGGATTAAATTTTAAAAGGTTTCAACGGTTTATTAGATATAATAAATATGGCAATTAAAAATGAAATTGAAGTTGTGATATCTTATAAAGATAGATTAGCTCGTTTTGGTTATGAATTAATAGAAACAATATTAAAAGAACATTCAAATGCAAAAATAAAAATATTAAATAAAACTGAAGAAAAAACAAAAGAAGAAGAATTAACAGAAGATATAATTTCAATAATGAATGTTTATGTTGCAAAAATTAATAGTTTGCGAAAATATAAAACATAAATAACAAAAACAATAAAAGATGGATGTGTTAATTATAAAAAATAAATTTTTAATTTTTTATTATATATTTTATTATTTTTAGTAAAATATATAACAATATATCACAAAAATATTCTTTCCGTTAAGGGTAAGAATATTTATTTCTTAATAAAAATTAACTAAAATGCAATAGTACTAACAAATAAAACAACTATATCAATTTATATAGAAAATAATAAATAAGGAGATAAATATAAACAAAATAAAAATAATTTTATATTTGTATCAAATGATTTTGTAACTAAAAAAGAACTAATCAAAACTGTTGATGTCATCATTAATGCATCAATAAATAATATACTATAACTCAATTCATTTGTATATTCTTTGAATACATCTATAATTTGATTTTTATCTTTAGGAAAATTATAAATAAGCATACCAAACAATGAATCATGTGTTAATTGAATCAATATAACAAGAATCAAAAAATATATAAATAAATATTTATCAAATATTTTATGATAAATATTTTTTGCAATAATCACAACTAAAGCAATTGATAATACATCAAGCATGAAAGCTAACATATTAAATTTTCTATACCATTTAATTACTGATTTACTTTTAACATAATTAGATAAAATTAAAATAATTACAATAAGATCAGTTAATATTGCACCATTTATTATGGATAAATATTCATTTGAATTCATATTATTATATGAGAAATAATTTACAATTGATTTACAAAAAGTTTAATTACTACAATAATTCATAAAAATTCTTTTTGAAATCTTTAAACATACCCCATTCAATTGCATAAGATGACCATAAACACGCCTTAAGTATTTTATCAAATGATAATGAACATAATACTTTTGATAATCTTTCACCTTCAGTTATATTATCTATTATTATTGCCATAGAATGTTGAGACATTGCATATTTACCATCTATATCAATAATAGGATTATTAATACCACTATCACCAAATATAACTTTTTTTATTCCATAATGACCATTATCATTTCTATTTGACCACACAAAACGAGGTTTATCTTTTGGTGTTGAATGGACAACTGGATATTTAAATTCTTTTGTTTCTATTTTTGATATCCATTTTTTCCTTGGTTCATAAGCACTCATTGATTGTAATATTTTACATTTTTCTTCATTTTCATTTGCAATTAATTTATCAATTAATTCTAATTCACAATTTGCTAACCAATTATATTTACTTAAATTTATTTCATATGAAACATTATTTTGATCTAATATTTTTGTTTTATGATTTTTATTTTTCTTTTTTTGTAAAATATACCAGTCATAACGTGTTCCACAATTAAATTGTTTTATTCCATCTTTTGCATCATGTATTTCTAAATATAATATAATATTTTCATTTGTCATTTTTTCAAACAATCCATAAAATTTGCCTTTCTCTGTATTTGGTTTCCTCCATCCATTTGGATGAACAAAACAAATATAACCATTTTGTTTTAATAATTTAATACTATTAATTACAAATAATTGCCATATTGTATTACCTGATGCTTTTGTTCCTGATGCATTATATGGTGGATTTCCTAATATTATATCAAAATTTTTTATTTTAAATTCTTGATTATAATCAACTTTTAAACTATCACCTTCATAAATATTTAAATTGTATTCATTATTTATATCAAAAATTTGTTTAATTATAAAAATATTTTTTTTATTTATTTCACTCATATATAACATATTTTCTAATATATGTTTCTTTCGTTCTTTTTTATCTTCAATTGATAATGTTTTCATTAATCTTAGATATACTGCTATTAAAAAATTTCCCATTCCACAACACGGATCTAACCATTTTAAATTTTTATTTTTCCATACATCAATAGGTAATTTATCTAACATTTCATTTACTAATTTTATAGGTGTAAATACTTCACCATTTTCTTTTTTTTCTACTTCTTTTGGTTTTAAACAATCATTTATTAATTCTAATAATTCTTTTGGATTATCAATTAAACTTTGTAATGACATCTTAAATTGAACTGATATATTATATGTATTTGAATTTTTATCAAAATATTTACTTACTATATCTTTTATTAAGTCTATTAAATTTTTTTTATTCCACCATAAT